TTTCTTAGTTTAAAGGTTTAAAGGATCTTATGTACGCTAAACTGCTATTGATTGCTATGTACATAAGCTTCTTTATTATTATTATCAATGACTTATAGGAGTTTATTAATGCGTAAAGCCAACAAGTATTTAAGCTATGAAGATAAAATAAATTATCTTAGAGCAAGAGTAAAATCAGGTAAAGTTCATAACGATGAAGGTTGGAGAGCAGTATCTGAGTTGTTGGGCTTAGGTGGTCATTGCGTTTTAAAGAATAGGATTATTAAAAAGCAATACAAAAAAGAATGGGATCTTGCAGCAGATGCATTGATAAATAGTTTGCATAATGCAGATCAATTAGATAAGTTCTCTCATGTACTCAAATAGAGTACGTTCTTCGGGTTCCCGACTTGGGGAAACCCTCATAACTAACTACATTATTAAAGGAAAATATAATGTTAGCATTTCAGAACGAGTATACACAACGTAAGCAAACCATTTTGGATCTTGGAGGTTGGTCAGAAGACTATACATTCAAGACAGCAAAGGTTCCTCTTATGACTAATCCCGGTTTTCCAGAATCAGGAAAAGAAATTGAAAGTAAAAAAGCATTAGTTAATGTAAATACTGGAGACTTCTTGGCTATTGTAGGTAACAAATATACAAACAATTACAGCCACATGGAGCAGTTTACGACTGTAGAAAATCGTATTGCTAAGTCTTCTTTAGATCTTTCAGAGATGTCAAGAGAAGTATCAGTATCCCATGATGGAGCTAGAGCATATGCTCGTTATCGTTTCCCAGCACATGAAGTTGATATTGGCAGTACAGGTAAAGTAAATCTAGAGATTCTTTGCCGTAACAGCTTTGATGGTACTTGGCCTACTATCTTTGAAGGTGGTGCTTGGAGAATGGTTTGTACTAATTTGTGTGTGTTTGGTGATACCTTTGCAGTATCTAAGCAAAGACATACAAAGAATATTAACTATGAGAAAGGAGCACAAGACGTTATGAACTGCTTAACAGCATTCATGGCAGAAGCTGATAAGTGGAATGAGTGGCGTAACATGCCAGTTACAGATGCTCAAGCATTTCAGATCCTTGCTAAGATCTCAGGTAACATACATGCAATACAAAATATTGACAATGTTATGGCTCATCGTGTAGATTTGTATGGTGTTCTTCAAGAAGCTATACAGACTAAGAAGGGTAATACAAGGACTAATAGCCCTTTGAATACTCTTTGGACTCTATGGAAGCAAGATTACAAGCCTATCCTTGGAGATAACTTGTGGTCTTTGTACAATGTACTTACAGACTGGAGTACAAAGCATCAGTCACCTAGAAAAGAATCAGGTGCAACAGTCACATCCCTACAGACACAAGCTTTTGAGAAAGTTAGAAAGGTTATTACAACAGATAACATTTTCAAGATCGCAGCTTAAAGTCTCCTCCGTTATCCTGAGCATGATGTCAAACTGCTCTTTATTAATTTTCATACAAAGGAATAGATATGAAAACAAAAAGAATCTATGTAACATTTTGTTTAGAAATACCTGAAGATGAGTGGGTGGTAGATACCATTGCATCTATTGATTACAAGTTTTGGAATACTAATATTATTAGCCACGAAATAACTGACGTTAAAGATAGTCAGGGAGTTCGTATATGCAGAGTAGAGGAGAACGTAGTTTATGAATTATAAACAGCTAAAAATGTGGCTTGACACTCTTGATGCTGATGAGCTATCAAGAGATGTAACAATTGAATTTAATAAAGAATACTATCCAGTTGTTAAGTATCCCTCGTTTGTTGACAGTGAAGAATCTGATTTGTTTGATAAAGGTCAATTAATTTTGAGAATTGATACATACTAAAAAGGATGAAGATGAAAACTAAAATACATATTAATCAACACAATATTAAAGCTAATACTAAGGGCGCTGAGCTACCTGTTATCACAGTTAAAGATTATAAAAGAAACAGAAAGACAAACGCTGCTGAGATATTAGATTCTAATGGAAGAATGATTGCACGAGTTATCTACAGTCCTGATAAGCCTTTGAGTTGTGGAGCTAAGGTATGGATTGAAACAGAACATGGAGTTAATGTTTTATGAGTACGATATGTGGTGATCAAGCTGATGAAGAAAAGCTTATAGATGCTATTCATAATTATATTAATGAACGAGAAGAACATTTAACTTTGTATTCAGAGCATTTTGATTTTTATTATGAGAAGCTTATTGCTGATCGTGATGCCGCTGAAAAGTTTATTAAGGAACATGGATAATGGATAAAATAGATATATTTGTAGATCACTTTGTAATCTATTCTGAGAATCGTGAGGCTTACATACTTAACGGTAATGCAGAGCAGTTCAAAAGTAATCTGCGTGATCTTGTTTTTTCTGAGATTAGAGATACATTGTTAGAGCGTGCAAAAGTTTTAGATAACGAAATAAATCTTACTGAAGCTAATCGCCATGTAAGTCCTCAACATGATAGGCTTAAAGATGCTAAAACTGCTTTGATGGATTTACATAATGATCTTCTTTGGAATAAGGAAACTAAATGAATGATATATTTTACAAAGCTATAAAAGCTCAGAGTAAACTAGATAAAGTTATGCCTCATAGAAACTGGCCTGTTGAAGCTGTTGAAGAACCGCCTGAACATATAGTTAATACAATTAAATTATCTAGGCAAGGATTGAGTCAGCGTAAAATAGCTAAAGAACTAAACATAACTGTACATTCTGTTAAGTCTACATTAAGGAGATCATACATAAATGGATAATAAAATAGGACTATTTGAAATGCTTGGTAATTCTATTATGCCGGACAGAGGAGATGCTGAAAGATCAGATCCTAAATCTCCTTGGAACCAGCCTGATTGGGATGATTGTCAAGAAGAAAAAGAATTTTTGATAGACATTTCTATGACAGTAAAAGCAGTTGATGAAGAACATGCAGAAGAAGTTGCTCGAAAAGCCTTGAGTTTTTACAGTGACCCATCTATTGTATGGCAAATTGAAAAGATAGAGGAGGACTAAAACACATAAAAACTAGCATAGTGTTGTTGGCTTTTTAAAAAAAGTGTTGACATATCTATACAGACTCTATAAACTACACAGGTTTTTAACACATAAGGAAATAAAAACATGGCGGTAATTGAAGGTAAAGCTTATTGGGCTTCAGTAACGACACCTAATACAAAGTTTGAACCAGTATATACTGTAAGTCTTTTAGTAGATGAAGACGTTGCTAAATCTTTTGCATCAAAAGGTTATGCAATTAAACAGCTACAAGAAGGCCCTGCAATTGTAATCAAGCGTAAGGTTGCTACAAAAGCAGGTAAGAAAAACGCACCACCTAAATTGATTGATGCAAATAAACAACCTCTTGATATTTTGGTTGGTAATGGATCAGATGTGAAAGTACAATATCGTGAGTGGGAAACCACGAACAGCTATGGTAATTTCAAAGGCTTAGATTTTCAAGCTATGCAAGTAATTAATCTTGTACCCTATGGTGGCTCAGCAGATGCTGATGGTGCAGAGTTGGGTTACGTAGAAGAAGAATCGGAGTTTTAAGATGAATGTATTTACTAACGATGGTGTAGAGTACGATGTATCTTTGCTGCCACAAGAAGCTCAACAAGCTTTTGCTTTGTTAGCAGATGTAGTACAAAGAAAACAAAAGCTAGAAACAGAACTTAATGTTCTTACTGCCGCAGGTAAAACATTTAATGATCTAGTAATGAATCAGCTTACTAAAGATGCAATTATTGAAATCAATACTGATGAGCCAGAACTTCCTGACTCAGAAGGTTTGGGCGAAGGCCCTGATTTAGATTGGCGTATTGATTAGTAAACTATCCTTCCTTTCGGGACTTCCTCACTTCGGGCGAAGTCCCTCTTTTCATTTAAATTATAATCGGAGAAACCAATGGGTTTTGTTAAGTTCCATGTTGCATGTAGATCGTGTGGCAGTAGTGATGCTGTCAGTGTTAATGACAATGGCTCAGCAAAATGTTTTAGTTGTGGTGAGTTCTTTCCAAATTATGAAGAACCTGTCACAGACTTAACTGAAGTTTACAAAAGAGAAAATATAAAAATGCAAGAAACACCAATATCTCAAGACGTATATGTAGGTACGTTTGGTGCTTTACGAGATAGAAGTATCTCAGAAGATACAGCAAAGAAGTTTAATGTCAGAGTTACATATGATTCTGCTGGAGAAATAGACAAGCATTACTATCCTTATTATTCAGGCAATGAAGTTGTTGCATACAAGATTCGTAAAGTAGCTACAAAAAGTTTTAGTAGTCAAGGAGAGATGCAGAAAGGTGAGTTGTTTGGTCAGCAAATATGTAATGCTGGTGCTAAGTATATTACCATTACTGAAGGCGAATGCGATGCTATGGCAGCATATGAATTGACAGGTAGTAGATGGCCTGTAGTATCTGTAAAGAGTGGTGCTCAAGCAGCGGCATCAGATGTTAAAAAGAACTTTGAGTTTCTTAATTCTTTTGAAAACATTATTATATGTTTTGATTCTGATAAACCCGGACGTGAAGCAGCTTCTAAAGTAGCTTCTTTATTTCCACCTAATAAAGCAAAGATTATGACTTTGCCTGTGGATTACAAAGATCCTAATGACATGCTTAAAAAGCATAAGCACAGTGAGTTTGTAGAATGTTTTTGGCAAGCGAAGTCCGTTACTCCTGCTGGTATCATACGTGTATCTGAAAGAGCAGAGGATTGGAAAAACAGAGCTTTAGCTGCAAGTATTGATTATCCTTGGTCTGGACTTAATGCAAAGCTTTTAGGTATGCGTCAAGGTGAGCTAATAACTGTTGCAGCAGGGACAGGCGTAGGTAAGTCAAGTATCATGCGTGAGTTAGAGCATTGGATACTTAACAACACAGAAGACAACGTAGGTATCATTGCGTTAGAAGAAGATTGGAGACGAACAGTAGATGGTATTATTGCTGTAGAGTACAGTGAAAAAATGCATCTTAAAGAAGTAAGAGATTGTTATACAGAAGAACAGTTAGATGAGATGTATAAAACTGTAACCTCTAATGATAGGCTATTTGTACATGCTCATTTTGGTATCAACAATGTTGAAGACATTATGACTAAGCTTAGATATTTGATTGTGGGCTGTGATTGTAAATGGATTATTCTTGATCACTTACATATGTTAGTTTCTTCAATCTCTGAAGGAGATGAACGTAGACTTATTGATAATGTGATGACACAGCTTAGAAGTCTTATTGAAGAAACAGGTGTAGGCTTCTTGCTTGTATCGCACTTACGTAAGCTAGATGGTAACTTTGGTCATGAAAATGGTGCAGAAGTAGCAGCTAGTCATCTTAGAGGCAGTGGTAGCATTGCTCAAATATCTGATTGTTTGATTGCTCTTGAAAGAAATCAACAAGCAGAAGACAAAATTGAAGCTAACACCACGAAGGTTCGTGTGCTTAAATCTAGATACACAGGTGAAGTAGGTGTAGCTACTCATCTATTATATGATCATGTAACAGGGAGGCTTTCTGAATTTCAACCAGAAGAAGAGTTAGAATTACTAAGCACAGAAGAAAAAGATTTTATACCATTT